CCATTAACAGCCAACGCATTAAATCAAAGTATTACAGTGTTTAATAGTAAAACCTTAGATGGTTTAAAACAATTAAACCTTCACGACTTTGGTATATTCTTAGATCTTGAACCAGATGAAGAAGAAAAAGCACAGCTAGAGCAAAATATACAAGTAGCATTGCAGTCTGGTGGTATTGATTTAGAAGACGCTATTGATCTCAGACAAATACGTAATTTAAAATTAGCTAATCAAATGCTAAAACAAAAACGTAGAATAAAACAAGAAAGAGATCAAAAAGCTGCTCAAGCAAACATGCAAGCACAAGCTCAAGCTAATGCTAAATTAGCTGAACAAACAGCACTAGCTGAAACTCAAAAGCAACAAGTTTTAACTGATCAAAAAATGCAATTAGAACAAGCTAAGTCGCAGTTTGAAATACAACGCATGCAAACTGAAGCTCAAATAAAAAGAGAATTAATGGCTGAAGAGTTTAATTATAATGTGCAACTAGCTAAGACAAAGTATTCCAGTGAAGGAAATAAAGAAAAAGAAATAGAAGATAGAAAAGATAAAAGAGCTAGAATAATAGGGACGCAACAGTCTCAAATGATACAACAGAGACAAAATGATGGAGCGCCCATTGATTTTGAATCTACAAACGATAGTTTAGGTGACTTTGGGCTAGAAGCCTTTGGTCCTAAATAATTTTTTTAATTTTATAATATTATATTATGGCAGAAGAAAATGCGGCCGTTGAGGTCAAACAAGAAGGTGAGTTTTCTTTAAAAGGTAAGAAAACAAAACCAAAGAAACTGGTTGATAGTTCAATAGAAGAACCTGTAAAGGTTGACTTAACTAAACCAGAGGCACAAGGTGAAGTTGTGCCTGACGTAGTAAAAGTAGATTTAACAGAGAAAAAAGAAGAAGATGCCGTTCAAACACAGGAGACAAATGATAGCAATGTTGCTGTCGAAGAGTCCAAAGACAGTGGCGACAGCCAAAAAGTGGTTGAAGAAGTACGGGAAACCAAAGAAAAATTAGAAACTCCCATACAAGAAATTACTGAAGAAGAGCTCGATGAAAAAACAATGGAGCTTTATGAAGAGGCAGAAGAAGCTGTTAAAGAGCAAGTAAAACAAGGTAAACCATTACCTGAAAACATACAAGCACTTGTTGATTTTATGAATGAAACAGGTGGTACTATGGAAGACTATGTACGACTTAATCATGATTATTCAAAAGTTGATGATCAAATATTAATTAGAGAGTACTATAAAAATACTAAACCACATCTTGATCAAGAAGAAATAAGTTTCTTAATCGAAGATCAGTTTAAGTATGATGAAGAAATTGATGAGCCAAGGGATATAAAGAAAAAGAAATTGGCTTTCAAAGAAGAAGTTGCAAAAGCCCGCAAAGAGCTGGATGTTATGAAGGATAAGTATTATCAGGAAATCAAGTTGAGACCTGGTGTTACCCAAGAACAACAAAAAGCTGTGGACTTTTTCAATAGATACAAGGAGCAAGAAGAGCATTCTGCAAACCTGCAAGAGGATTTTAAAAATAAAACTGAACAAATTTTTAATGACGAATTCAAAGGTTTTGATTTTAGTTTAGGTGAAAAGAAGTTTAGGTATAAAATACAAAATCCATCTGAAGTTGGTAAGTCACAACTTAATGTTAACAATTTTATACAAAATTTTGTTGATGAAAACGGTGTTGTAACTGATCCATCTGGTTATCACAAAGCTCTTTATGCTGCAATGAATGCGGATAAGATCGCTAATCATTTTTACGAACAAGGAAAAGCTGACGGCATAAAAAATGTTGTTGACTCTTCTAAAAACTTAACAGATAAGCCAAGGCAAGTTGCCGATGGAAATGTATTTGTCAACGGTTTAAAAGTAAGATCAATTAGTGGTTTGGATTCGTCTAAACTGAAAATTAAAAAACGAAAATTTAACTAATTAAAACTTTTAAATTATGGCTTTAACTCCACAATTTGGTACAATAGTTCCATCGCAATTGCAACAAACACTTGCGAGCAACTATTTAACATTTGACGGCGCTGCCGGTGGTAACTTTGCCCAACAATATCTACCTGAGCTTTATGAGCAGGAAGTTGAAAGATACGGTAATAGAACTTTATCTGGATTCTTACGTATGGTTGGTGCTGAACTACCGATGACGTCTGATCAAGTGATCTGGTCTGAACAAAACAGACTACATGTAGCTTATGATAACTGTCTTCAAGGTGGTGCTGGAAACACTATTACTATTCCTGTAGCGGCAGATGTAAACAACGTAATTTCTCCACAACAAACTATCGTTGTGTTAGATGACTTTGGTAATGAATCAAAGTGTTTAGTTGTTGACTCTGATTTAAGACCTGCTGCTGGTGGTGGTACTGGTGTACTTAATGTATTACCTTACGGCTCAGCTGACTTAGTTACTGAAGGAATTGTTGGTAATGTAAAGATCTTCGTATACGGTTCTGAATATCCAAAAGGAACTAATACTACAATTGCACCATCTGCTAACGCAGTTGCAGTTGCTGGTAACGATTATCCTATTGCTACTATCACTCCTGACTTTACTCAATTTTCTAACAAACCTATCATCATTCGTAGCCAATATTCAATCAATGGTTCTGACACAGCTCAGATCGGTTGGGTAGAAGTTGCTACTGAAGATGGAACATCTGGATATTTATGGTATCTAAAAGCTGAGTCTGAAACAAGACTACGTTTTGAAGATTATCTAGAAATGTCTGTTGTTGAAGGTGAGTCAGTAGCTGCTACTTCTGGTATTGCTGGTGTAACTGGTACAGAAGGTTTATTTGCTGCTATTGAAGATAGAGGTAACGTACAAGTTGGATTCTCAGCTGCTACTGGTATCAGTGACTTTGATGATATTCTTAGAAACTTAGATACTCAAGGAGCTATTGAAGAAAACATGTTATTCTTAAACAGAAATACTAATCTTGATTTTGATGATATGCTAGCTGGAATTTCAGCTGGTGGATCTGGAGGTACTGCTTTTGGATTATTTGAAAACTCAGAAGAAATGGCATTGAACTTAGGTTTCAGCGGTTTCCGAAGAGGTTCTTATGATTTCTATAAGACTGACTGGAAATACTTAAACGATGCTTCAACGCGTGGTGCTATCTCAGGACCTGCTTCAATTGAAGGTGTTTTAATTCCGGCTGGTACTTCTACAGTTTATGATCAAATTCTTGGTACTAACATTAGACGTCCTTTCTTACACGTAAGATATAGAGCGTCTCAAGCTGATGACAGACGTATGAAGTCTTGGTTAACTGGTTCTGTTGGTGGAGCTTTCACTAGCGATCTAGATGCTATGACTGTAAACTTCTTGTCAGAAAGATGTTTAGTAGTTCAAGCTGCGAATAATTTCGTATTGTTCAAAGGAGCATAAATTACATTGAGGTGATGGGCGCTTCGGCGCCCTTATACCTCTTAACTATTTAATTATATTATATTATGGCTAAAAAAGCAAAAGCAGAGGTGGCTGTCCAAGAACCAGAGGTTGTTACTGCTCCACCAAAAAAACAAACAAAACCCGTAGTTGATACGTGGGAAATTAAACCTAGAACATATTTAGTTAGAGGTAGAAAACAACCACTTACATTAACTATACCTAGTAGACATACTCGTAGAAATCCTTTATTATATTTTGATCAAGAAAAAAAGATGCAAAGAGAATTAAGGTATGCTACAAATATGAACTCGCCTTTTGTAGACGAACAAAAAGGAGAAGCTACATTAGGACATATTACTTTTAGAGACGGTGTTCTTTCGGTACCGCAAAATAATCAAATATTGCAAAAACTATTAAGTTTATATCACCCTTTAAAAGATAAAAAATATTATGAATTTGATGCTGTTATAGAAGCAGAAGATGAACTTGACACTTTAGAGCTAGAAGTTCAAGCACTTAATTATGCTATGGAAATGGATGTTGATCAAGCCGAAGCAATATTAAGGGTTGAAAAAGGTAGTAGAGTTTCAGATATGAAATCCAAAGAAATAAAAAGAGATTTATTAATATTTGCTAAGAAAAAACCAGCATTGTTTTTAAATCTTGCTAATGATGAAAACGTTGAGCTTAGAAACTTTGGAATTAAAGCTGTTGAAGCTAACATAATCAAATTGTCTCAAGATCAAAGAACTTTTCACTGGGGTTCAAATGATAGAAAATTAATGACAGTACCCTTTGATGAAAACCCATATTCAGCATTAGCCGCTTGGTTTAAAACTGATGAAGGTGTAGAAGTTTATAAATCTATAGAAAAAAGAATATAAACAAGTGATAATATAAAGGGTAGTGTCACGCTACCCTTTGTATTATAATTAACATAAGTATGGCTATAAACGTAAACACTGTATATCAAACAGTCCTGTCTATATTAAACAAAGAACAGAGAGGGTATTTAACACCCGCAGAATTTGACAAAGTAGCAGCACAAGTTCAATTAGAAATATTTGAAAAATACTGTGAAGATTTAAATCAACAATTAAGGGTACCACAAGCAGATGTAGACTATGCAG